TGTGGACAATCACCGTTCCAACAACCATCCTTAAAGACTTGCTCTAGATTCTTTTTGTCTGGTCCAAGAGAAGGAATACTTACATCGCAGAGTTGTAGATTGTCACCCGACAACATGATGGGCGAAACTGTAGTCGCCCATGTACATGCCTGTGAAACCCAAGTTGCTCCGGGGTGAGGCGCCCATAGTTCTCTTGCTGCTTGCACCATCAAGAAGTTTGCAGAGGAACCAGAATTGCAGAACACAGAATACTTACATCCTTGCCACTTGCTCCACTGTTCCTCGAACTTTCGCACCTCTTCACCTTGAGAAAACCTATCGCTGTTCAAGCAAAAATCAGATAGTTTTTCTCTTTGTTCTTGAGTGATGGCATCATCCATCAACTTCCAATTCTTCATAGTCGTCATAATCTAACATTTCCTTTATCATAATTATCAGTAAACCACTGGATGGTTTCTTCCAGTCCATCTCTTATAGATGTATAAGAAAAGTCTGGTAGTAAACTCTTAAGTTTTGTATTATCTGATGGTTTTCTCATCATGCCATCTGGCATTGAATTGTCATAGAGTATAGTGTTGAAAAATTCAAAAATTGATGCAATCTTATTAGAAAGACTAGCAATACTAATTTCCTCATCTGGTGAAATGATAAGAGGCTCTGTGTCGTTGTAATTCTCAACCACCCAATCTATAATTCTACCAAGATCCTTGTTGTATATGAATTCTCTTTTTGCTAGTCCACCTCCCCAGATTGTAACATCCGTGTCATCTCTTGATGCAAGATAATACTTATGAATCAATCCGGGAATAACATGAGAACTGTCCAGATTGAAATTATCACCAATACCATACACATTACAAGGAACAACTGTAACAATATTCATACCATACTGATCCCGGTATGCTCTAGCATTAACTTCTGTCATACGCTTGGCATAACCATAACCGTAGTTTGATTTGTGTGGTTCGCCTAAGTGAATCTGATCTGTTGTGAGTGGATATGTTGCTTCCGCAGGAAAGATACAAGTTGACAATACACATACTACCTTTTCGACATTGCAAATTCTTGCTGCCTCTAATATGTTCAATGTCATCTTTGTGTTTTCGTAAAAGAACTCTCCGGGTTTTTCGGTGTTTTCTTTAACACCACCCACCCGAGCGGCACAATGAATTATTTGTCTTATGTCATTGTCTTTGATGTATGATAACACAGAATCAAAGTCTAGCAAGTTGACATCACTGGAACGGGGTTTATGCGTTCCAGTGATGCAGGATCCTACTAATCCACTTCCACCTGTTACTAAAATATTCATGCGTTGTAATATGAATCAGATTCTAGTGCAACCCAGTACTTAAGACTTTGGTTGGTGTTGGTAAACTGACTCACCACCTTGTCGGTGATATTAACATCATAGTCGCCAGGAAGCATCTTGAGGTTTTCTGCCTTGAAGTAGAAACAAAATTCATGTTCCATTGTAGGAAGATCGCCCAGAGCAATAGAATAACTGTTACTGCTCTTGTCCTTTTTATCAAGTGCTACAATTTCTAACTCTGAGGCAGCATTCGAACGAATAGCAATGTCACTTACCTGAAGAACCGAAGACGCTTTTAGAATATCATTGAACGTCTTTTGAGTAATTGAACAAGTAACAACAGGATCAGGCATATTAATCTTCTTATTTACGGTAGTAAGAAGAGATGGTTCGGAGTAATAGTATTGTACCGAAGACTTGTTCTTAGAAGAACTGATCGTCACATACTTATTTTCAAACGCGAACTCTGGATCCTCGAACAAAGAAATTGTACCAAGGAACTTATTTAGATCCCAGATACCAAACTCTTGATCGAATGTTTCTGGTACTGTTGCTTCTGCCATAACATTCTTGACAGGGGAAATTGTAGTCAAAGTATTTCCTTCCTTCACAAGAATATTAGAATTAATAGAAGAGAAGTTCTTGAGAACATCTAGTGTTTGATTTGAAATTTTAGTTGTATTCATAGTGGTTTCCATAATTAAAATCCTTTTGTGTCAATTACCATTGTAGTCGTGATATGATTCCATGTCAATATCTCCCCGGATAACATCCTTAAGATATTTCTTGTCTTTGACTCTTTTATGTTTCGCAGGTCTTCTTGTTGACTTACGAAGATCATAATAATCTTCATAGTGATTGGAGTCGTAGTTCCTCTTTTTATTCTTTCTCTTATTTTTTGCCATGATCAGTATAGTTCTTCTACACACTCTAGCATCCTAGTCAACTTGTGCTTGACAAGGTATGGAAAAATATTTTTAGTGTTTCTGGTATGTTCTTTGTTGAACTCTTGCATAATTTCTTTTTCGATTTCGTCGGGAATTGAATCGAAGTCAATCATCCTTGTATTTCTGTCCCAATTTTTTCTGATATCATCATCTATGATATTTTCGTTTAAAAATCTATCTTTAAATATTTCTATTTTCTTCTTTCCGCAAGGTCTCTGTCTCTTACCTTCTACCATGAATGTATCATCATCAGACAGAATGTTAGGCACACCATCCGAAGAATCACCAGAAATGATATGAGACACAAGAAAATCTTTTGAGTTTTCACACAACAGGAAGTCTTGTTTCATCGGACTCCATTGCTGAACGTTTGAGTATTTCTGCAACTGCTGAAAGTCTTTATCGGCAGAAACTATAAGAACAGATTCCATTGGAGATGAATTTTTTGCAACACATGCAATGATATCATCTGCTTCTGTCTTTGGTACAGAGATGTTCTTCCAAGGAAAGTTCTCTTGAATCTCCTGTCTAATTTCTGTCATTGTATTAAAGATCTTGTCCCAGTCATGCTTGGACTTTTTCTTAGTAATTTTTCTATTTGCTTTGTATAGGGGGAAAAAATCTTTCCTCCAGCAATGAGCAGAGTCATGACATATAATCATATCCCCATACTTATCTTTAAATTTGCTATTGTAGAACCTGTAAGTATTAACTACAAGATGTCTAAGAATATTTTCGTCTTCAATATTGTGCTGTTTCATTGAAGCAAAAACATTTGCAATGATCAATTGGTTGTTGTCGATTAAAATCATTTCTTCTTTGCGTCCTCAAATGCCTTTTGGGTTAATCCAATCCTAGCATTGGACTTCTTGGTTGTCTTCTTCTTGGTTGTCTTCTTCTTGGTTGTCTTCTTGATCTTTGCCTTTGCTTTCTCGACCTGTTCGTGGATACTCTTCAAATGTACATTTGCAGACTCTCGCATATACTTTCGATCTTCCTTATTCCTGTTTGTCTGTACCCACAAAGGAATTTCGATCATGAACTCATAGCCCATGTACTTCTTGTCAAACCAAATTTGTACACGAAGATCCTTTCCCCTAATAAACTGAGGATAATCTTCTGATGGAGCCAGTTTATAAACTCGAACCTGAAACCGCTTAGACATTATCTCAAGTGCCTGTTTCATGTAAGTTTCGTATGACATAGGAGATGCTAAGTTTAATCCAATTGGATTGTTTCCATCTTCCCATGTCTTCCGGGCGATTGTTTTAGTAGCCTTTTTCTTTGTTTTCTTTTTGGACATGTCTATAGTATACCACATATTTCGAATGTGTCAAGGGATTTTCTTAACTCTTTTTATCCAATTCCAAGTTGATTTTGTGATTGTGTCTAGAGAAGTTATATTAATGTCTTTTGCCACTAGCCTAAACCTTGTATCTTCTCCTAGTTCAATTTCATCACATCTATTCTGAACTACTGGATAAGATCCGGCGGTAACTTTAATGCAAGAATC